ATCAATAGTTGATGTTGAAAATTGTTTGGCTCTTTGTCGAATGTGTCATCGTTACATAACAGATAATCCTGCATGGGCTTTAGAACATGGTTATGTTGTTCATGCATGGGCTGGCGATGCAGAGATGCTGGCCGCCAAAAGAGCGAGAGAAGTTTGGCGATTTGGAGTCATGACTTTATCTGATTATGGCGAAGGACTTTAGTTTGTTCTCAGGGGAGCAACTTAAATCATTGCAATTAGAAAAAGATTTTCAAGATCAAGTTTGTCACTACGCTCGCTTGAATGGCTGGACAATTTATTCAGTACCAGATTCTCGCAGAGCATCATTGGCTGGTTATCCCGATTTGACTATGTGGCATGTAAAGAAAAGAAAATTGATCTTTGTTGAATTGAAAAGAGAAAAAGGCAAAACGTCTCCAGCACAAAATGAAATCATTCATCAGTTGAGAAGCATCGGATCAGAGGTTTATGTGTGGCGACCTTCTGATTGGCTGGAAATCGAGAAAATCATTGGACGATAGAGATTTGAGATCCTAAACACCAAGGGATTAGTGGTGTTTGACAAATGCTTGCATTGGCTGACGAAACGCCATTAAGATAGAAGTATTGAAGCGAAGCAAAGTAACTTCAAGAAGGAGCAGGAAAGATGAAGGCATCAAGCAAGCAGATTGAATTAGTTGAGATGTTCGGATCTGAAATTGAAGATGGCGGCAAGTGGGCATTGATTTGCTCATTGCATTCAGAGATGATTCAAGGAACATCAAAGCGCAACATCTTGAGTTTCAAGGCGCACTCAGATCAATGGTGCATGGGATGTCAGGATGATGATCATTTTGATTACACATGCGGATACATAATGCCCGACTATTACTTCGAGGCAGACGGCAAGTTGTCGCTTGACATTGCGCCTCGTCACATCGGTTGCCAGATCGGTTCAAAGGCAGGTGCATGATGAATGTCGAGTTTTGCGAAAAGATGATCGTTCAAGTTCTTGATCAACGGAAGAAGGATTCAAGAGGCAATTTGTATCCAGTCTCAATGACTTGCTCAGATTTAAAAAAAGCAATCGGCAGTCGAGTCCCGATTGCAATCATTCGAGATGCGGTCAACAATCTGGTCACGAAGAAGATAATCAAATCAAATGGCAAAATGATTTACTTGACTAAAAACAAAAAGCCAGCAAACACATACGTCTTAGTGAAATGGAGCATCTAATGAAGCGTCATTATCAAACTATGAGAGACATTCGTTTTCATAATGAAGAAGCAGGCGGAACTTTCTTTGGTCAATTTGAGCGCAGATTTTTTAACTCAAGAACTTTGCGATCAGTATTTGGCAAGCATGGATCCATCTTTATTTCTTCAGAACAATTTGATCCGATTCTTGCGCCAGAGATACCTCGAAAATACACAGTTCGATTTATTGATCAAGAAGGCATGATTCAATCGCTTAGCGAGTTTCAACAATTTGAAACTGCTTCGGCCGCCAAGCGTTATGCGAAGCAGATTGCAGAGTTGGAATCATGACAACGCTGTGGGATTTTATTGAAGCAGATGTTGACAAGAATGCATCTCTTAAAGAAAAGTTTGAGGCTTTTCATCGAGCAAATCCAAAAGTGTATGAAGAACTCAAAAGGCTTGCCATGATCCTCGTTGCGAGAGGTCATAAGAAAATCGGAATTGCAATGTTGTATGAGCAAATGAGATGGCAATGGTTTGAGCAAACGACTGATGTTTCGGGTTTTAAGTTGAGCAATAATCATCGGGCATACTACGCTCGATTATTAATGCAACAAGAACCTGTACTTGCAGGAGTTTTTACGATTAAGAGCATCAATCAAGACAGCGCAACCGAGACTCGCATTCAAAGACTCTCGCAAGCGGAAGCCTCAAGCATCGGAGATCGTTGAAGAAACCGCTTATCATTCTGACCGTTGCATTGACCATTGCTATGACAATGCCAGCGCAAGCAAATACAAAAAATGTTGCACGAATTAATAAAGTCCCGCAAAGCAAATCAATTAGGTATGTGCCGCCAGAACCGATTATTGCGCCAGCAGTAATGGAACAATGGGCAAAAGTCGCTCAATGCGAAACTGGAAGCAACTGGCATACAAGAGGATCAATTTATTCAGGAGGATTAGGGATCCTTGAAATAAATTGGATGGCTTATGGTGGTTGGATCTTCGGCGCAGAGTATTCAGCAACGCCAGCAGAACAGGTTTTCATAGCAATTAAGATTCAACGATTGAATGGTTTAGGAAATTATGTGCCCGATCAAAATGATTGCGGACATGGATGGTAGGGAGATACCAAATGAATGAGTTTGAAAACGTATTAGAAGAAATGAAAATCTTGCATGATCGAAAACGATCTGACTATGGACGCAAAGAAGATGCATTTGCAAATGTTCGAGCATCAGAAGATTTCGGCGTTGAAGGATGGATCGGCGCATTAATTCGAGCAAACGACAAAATGCGGCGATTGCAATCGGCGGCAAGAGGATCCACTCTAATTAACGAGGGTGTTGAAGATTCATTAATTGACATGGCTGTGTATTCAGCGATTGCGCTTGCGCTCTTTCGAGATGCAAAAAGAATGAATCAAATTGTAGAAGCATCTTTAAATGAAACGAATCAAGGGAGATAGTTATGTTGTGTGACGTAATAGCAAATGTAGATGAATTGACTCATGATGAATGGCTTGATTTGAGATCAACTGGCATTGGCGGAAGCGATGCTGGCGCAATTTTCGGATCATCAGCATACGCATCGCAGTTTTCATTGTGGGCTGAGAAATCAGGGCGAGTAGAGCGAATTAATGAAACGAATGAAGCAATGGAATGGGGCAATCTGCTTGAGCGAGTCGTCGCTGAAAAGTTTGCTAAAGAATACGATGTCGCTGTTGTTGAATGGCCAGTAATGCTTAGAAGCAAAGCGCATTCATTCATGCTGGCAAATCTTGATTTCTTGATTGTCAAATCTTCATTTGAATACCCAAAAGGTCGAGTCACTAAAGATCTGACCTTTGATCCAAGCAAAGTCGAAATTGATTCAATTCTTGAAATTAAGACGACTGGCATTGTTGGTCGAGGGAATGCAAGGGGCTGGGAAGATAATTTCATACCAAGAAATTATGAACTGCAAGGTCTTCACTATTCATGCGTCACCGGCATTGAAAATGTGACTTTTGCCGCCTTAGTTGCTGGCGAAGGATTGATCGTCAGAGATCGAGAGTATTCAGCAGAAGAACGATTTGATTGCATAAAGCGAGAGACGTTGTTTTGGGATCTCGTAAAGACCGGCATCGAGCCCGATCCTGACGGACATACAAGCACTCTTGAGACGATTGGCAAAATGTATCCCGAGAGCAAAGAAGGTGTCATCGTTCAGGCAGATGATTTCATTCTTGAGACATACACGATCTACACCAAAGTCAAAGATGAGGTCGCTCAAGGTGAGGCTCGACTTAAAGAATTGCGAGCCCGGCTTGAAATTGCTATCGGCGAAGGAGACACTATGGAGTATCAAGGGAATGCATTATTTACCTACAAGTCAACAAAAGATTCAGAATCATTTGATCAAAAAGCATTTAAACTTGAGCATCCAGAAATCTTTGCTAAGTTTATGAAACCAAAGAAAGGCCATCGAGTCTTTAGGATGAAGGGTGAATGATGAAGTATTTACTTGAAGCATTGACTGTTGTTTGGATGATTGCTTTGTTGTATGCAATGGCGACTCTCTGATGCATGCCTTGATGTGGTTCGGCGTTATCCTGATGGATGCTTCTGCACTCGCATCATTGATCATGGTAATTTCACTATTTTTTAAAAAATGACATGCGTTGTTGGGCTTGTGACTCAAAGCGGCGCATACATGGGTTGTGATTCAATTTCTGTTGATGATGAAAATCTGTATACGATCAGCAATACGCCGAAAATTAAGAACATTGGCGGTCTGTTAGTTGGCTTTGCTGGATCATGGAAGGCAGGATCTCAAGCATTTGATCAATTTGAAAGAATGCAAAATCCAAAAATTGAATTATTTATTAAGCAATTCAAAACAACCGAAACAGAATGGTCGCTTCTTGTTATTGAAAAAGGCAAACTGTTTGAAATCCAAGATGATTTATCGGTCATCGAATCAAGAGGCGATGCAGACGGCGCATACAACGCAATAGGATCCGGCGCATCAGTCGCATTTGGCTCCTTGTATGCTGACCACATTGACAAAGCAAGCGTTCTAACTGCGCTTAAAGCATCAGAAGCGCATTGCACCCTTGTTCGCAGACCATTTTCTGTGCTAGAAGTAAAGATGTAAGAATGAAAGGGGAGGCATGAAGCCAGTTAGAGTTCCGTTAAATAATCTTGCTCATTTAGCAGGCAATCCTCGAATGGGAGATGTTGATGCGATTGCAGAATCCTATTCTCGCTTTGGGCAAGTCAAACCAATCGTTGCTCGAAGAACAGGCGATGAGGTTGGAATCGTCATTGATGGTAATCATCAACTTGATGCCGCCAAACAACTTGGTTGGGATTCATTAGAAGTTATCTTTGTTGACATGGATGAAGCGACTGCAAAAGCGTATTCTTTAGCGGCCAATCGAACTTCGCAATTAGGAACATACGATCCTGAATTATTGCTTGCAATGATTAGCGACATTGATTTGGCTGGCACAGGATACATCGAGCAAGACGTGACTGATCTTTTGCATCAATTAACTCCACCCGATCTTGATGCATTAGCGAATGAAATAGGCAACACTCAAGATGTCCCTGATGAATACTCGCTTCTTCTTAAAGTAACTCGAGCAACATTGAATCGTTGGAAATCAGCATTCATTGATCCAAGCCTCAGCGATGATGAAAAATTGAATCGATTGCTCGATCAGGTCACATGAGTTCTTCCTCAGCCCGGCAAGCAATTCTTCTTGCAGATACAACGCTGACAATACCTAAACGATTCAATGCGCTTCTCTCATTTCATACGGTGTCAGAGCCAGAAGAAGTAATTGCATTATCAAAACTCGGGTATCGATTTGTTGCAGATTCCGGGGCATACTCTGTCGCAAGCATTGGCGCAGTTATTGACATTGATGAATACGCAGAGTGGTGTCATGTTGTTAAAAATCATGTTTGCTGGATGGCATCGCTTGATGTTATTGGCGATGCAGATGGTTCATTTGAAAACTTTAAATACTTGCGCAACAAAGGTCTTGACATAATTCCAACAATTCATTATCCAGCCTCGCCGACATTAATTAGCAAATACATTGCATTTGATTCAAGTATTGATTTCTTTGGACTTGGCGGATCCGTTGGAGTTCGAGACGCAAAGAATCTACTTCGATGGTTTGTCGAAGTATTCCGATACGTCAGAGATCATCATCCTCAAGTTAGATTTCATGGTTGGGGATGCTCTGGCACTCGGCTTGTATCTCAAGTTCCTTTCTATTCTGTTGATTCATCAGCATTTAAAAGCGGTCAACGGTGGGGCAGTTTTGTTCTTCACGATGATCGTTCTCTTAAACGATGGCAGTATCAAGCAAATGGAAAAGATGCTTATTTGCTCAAAGATGAACTAAAGAGACTCTATGATCTCAACCCATCTCAGATTTCGACTTCAACACCTGAAAATTGGGGGCTCGTTATTTATTTCGCCGCCAGAAGTTCTGTCAATCTGCAAAAGTTTTTGCGCAAACGCTTTGGTGAAATTAGCGCACCTTCATTTGGATCCGATGGGCAAAATGGCATCAATGTTCATAACGTTCTGACACCTCAAGATCTTCGACTTATTGCGCCGCTATTGAAGGAGATGACATGAAAGATAAAGCAGTTGCGATTGCATCAGGGGGAATGGATTCAACGGTTCTTCTGTATGATTTAAATGAGAGAGGATTTGAGACTCTTGTTTTGTCATTTGATTACGGACAACGGCATAAAAAAGAACTTGATTTTATTGCAATAACTTGCAAGAAATTAGGATTTGAACATCGAATCATTGATCTGACTGGCATTACGGAATTGATTACTTCTTCAGCATTGACTTTTGGCAAAGAAGTTCCTGATGGTCACTTTGCAGATTTAACGATGCGACAAACAGTAGTGCCGAACCGCAATGCAATAATGCTGTCAATCGCCGCAGGAGCCGCAATGAACATTGGATCGCATTTTGTTGCAACAGCCGTTCATGGTGGCGATCATTTTATTTACCCAGATTGCAGACCTGCTTTTGTTGATGCGCTTAGTATGGCGATGTCTTTGGCCGCCGATGATCTCTTTACTGAAGGCGCATTTGAAGGAATCTATTCCCCATTCATAACGACTGACAAGGCTTACATTGCCGCATTAGGTCATGCAATGCATGTTGATTGGAATGATACTTGGAGTTGCTATAAAGGTGGCGAGATTCATTGTGGCAGATGTGGCACTTGTGTTGAGCGCAGAGAAGCCTTTATGCTGTCAGGTGTAGAGGATCCAACTCTTTACGAAGATTACGATTTCGCATGGGAAGCGATTGAAAAACATAAAAGGGGAGAACAATGAGAATGTCCTTAACTAAAGAAGTCGAGTTTGATACAGGGCATCGCGTCCCAGATCATGCCAGTAAATGCTTCAATCCGCATGGGCATCGCTATCGTGTCCGAGCAACATGCGCTGGTGAATTAATTAATGAAGATGGAGCCGCCGACAATGGCATGCTTGTTGATTTTTCAGACCTAAAGGCTTGGATGACTGAATACGTTCACGATGTTTATGATCACGCTTTTGTCGTTTATGAAAATGATGACATTATGCGCTCATCATTGGAGCATGGATCGCCGGATTGGAAGATCGTCATCGTTCCTTTCATCCCGACTGCTGAAAACATGGCTCAAGACATCTTTGATCGGCTTGCTCCTATCATTGAAAGTCATTGGAGAAATAACATCAGGCTTGTCAAAATTGAAGTCTGGGAAACTCCGACATCGAAAGCGATTGTCGAATGAGTTACGAAGTCGCAATTTCAGCCCATCTTGCTTCAAGTTTGAGAGTCTCAGAGATCTTTGGACCGACACTTCAAGGCGAGGGCGCATCTGTCGGTAAACAATGTTGGTTTATTCGACTAAGTGGATGCAATCTCGAATGCTCATGGTGTGACACTCCCTACACATGGGACTGGTCGGGCAAAAATGGGAAAAAGTTTGACAAGAAACAAGAAGAAAAAGTCATGCAGATCGCCAATGTGGTTGACGAAGTCCGCTTTGCCAATCATGTTGTCATAACCGGTGGCGAGCCATTAGTTCAAAGCAGAGCATTGATTCGATTACTCAACGCACTCGAACTTGTCGGGATCAGCGCAGAAGTTGAGACTAATGGGACTCGCCCCTACCCTATTGGTGCGCCACTTGGAACACGCTGGAACATTTCTCCAAAGTTATTAAGTTCTGGCAATGGCAATGGGATCCGCCCAAAGGCTCTCGCTTCATACCCGCTCAATTCAATTTTCAAGTTTGTCATAACAGATCCAAGCGACATTGATGAGATCCTTGATTTGAAATTGCCTCGCAAGCAGACGTATTTGATGCCAGAGGGTCGAACGCTTGAAGAAATTAATGACAAAGCGAAATGGGTTGCAGAATTAGCAATTCAGAATGGCATGAACTTCTCGTATCGTCTTCACATTCTTTTGTGGGGATCCGAAAGAGGTCACTAATCATGAAACGCCCTGAAATGCCGTTATACGCCGATTTCGAGCAGTTAAAGCAGTTATCAAGGGAATTAGCCGGCAGATGGGATACTCAGCCAATTTCCGGCGTTTGGGGTGTTCCAAGAGGCGGCACTTATGTTGCGATCATGGTCGCTCAGATCCTCGGAGTCCCATTGCTCGATGAATACAACGGCGGTTGCTTAGTTGTTGATGATCTTGTTGACTCTGGCAGGACAGCATCTGAATACCATCAGTTTGATGCTTTGTTTCGTAAATCGCATTCGCCATCGCATCTTGCTCCTCATGCCAAAGTCATTGATAACTGGATCGTATTCCCTTGGGAAGCAAATGAAAGCGGTCCCGAAGAAGCAGTTGTCAGGATTCTTGAATACATCGGTGAAGATCCAAAGCGAGAAGGCTTGATCGAAACTCCCAAGCGAGTAATCAAAGCATTTAAAGAACTTACTGATGGGTATGAGAAAATAGATACCGAGATTTTGACGACCACTTTTGATGAAGCCTGCGATGAGATGGTTGTTGTCTCTGGCATCGAGTTCAGTTCAATGTGCGAACATCACATGCTTCCATTTACTGGGCATGCAACAGTTGGTTACATACCAAATGGATCCATTGTCGGGCTATCAAAATTGGCTCGATTAGTTGAAATGTATGCTCGCCGCCTTCAAGTTCAAGAACGCATGACTGAACAAATCGCCCATTCAATTCAAGACATCCTCAAACCATTGGGTTGTGGGGTGGTTATTACCTCTCATCATTCTTGTATGGGCATGAGAGGGATTAGAAAAGCAAACGCAAAGATGACGACCTCATCGCTTCTTGGTGCAATGCGAGATGAGCCAGAAACTAGAGCCGAGTTCCTAAGCCATCACAAAGACTAATTGCATGTCAGAAGATGAAGAATGGATCAGCGACCCGATGACGGCAGACGAGTTCATTCAATTTCTAAAAGGCTTCAATGATGCAGATACAGTAGATACATGAGCAATAGAAATCCTGATCCAGAATTGATAGACAAAGAACGCCAAGTCCTTGAATTAAGGCGAATGGGCGTGACGTATGACGAGATTGCTAAAGCAACTGGTTATGCAAGTGCCCAGGGCGCATTGCTCGCATACAAAAGAGCATTGAAGCGAACTCTGAATGAAGCAGGAGCCCAAGAAGCAAGGGAAGAAGAACTAGATCGTCTTGATCGTTTACAGCGTGTCTATTGGGCAAAAGCAATTAATGGCGATGTCGTTGCATTAGATCGAGTATTGAAAATTATGGAGCATCGAGCGAAGTATCGTGGTTTGTATGCTCCTGCACGAATGCAGGTGGAGGCGACAGTTTATGATTCAGGAACCATTATTGGAGAACTCGAGCGAATCCGAGCCATCATACGAGCCAATCGTGGCGAGGCGATTGCTTTGGACCGAGGAATTAGCGAGACCGGAGCAATTACCGACTGAAGATGAAACATGGTCGGTATGGTTGTATCTTGCAGGTCGAGGCGCAGGCAAAACTAGAACTGCCGCCGAATGGATCGCTTGGAATGCTTCATGCTTCCCTGATACTCGCTGGGCAGTAGTCGCACCAACATTTGGCGATGCGAGAGATACTTGCGCAGAAGGTGAATCAGGTCTTGTCCCGATTCTTCGAGACTATAAAACGATGCGCAATTACAACAGATCAATGGGCGAAATCAAATTGACCAATGGATCCCTGATCAAACTATTCTCCGCAGATGAACCAGATCGCTTGCGAGGTCCTCAATTTCATGGCGCATGGTGTGACGAATTGGCGGCTTGGCGATACCCCGAAACCTATGAGCAATTACAGTTCACGCTTCGATTGGGCGATCAACCTCAAATTATTATTACAACGACTCCTCAGCCCAAAAAGTTGATCAAAGAATTAGTCGCTAAAGATGATGGATCCGTCAAATTAATTCGAGGCAATACATTTGATAATGCAAAGAATCTTGCGCCATCTGCCCTTCAACAACTGCGCAATCGCTATGAGGGGACTCGCCTAGGTCGCCAAGAATTGTATGCAGAGGTTCTTGAAGACACCCCCGGCGCATTATGGACTTTGCAAATGATTGAAGATTGCCGAGTTAAAGATGTTCCCGACATGGCAAGAGTTGTTGTAGCGATTGACCCTGCCGCCACAAGCAATGAAAACTCAGACGAGACAGGCATAGTTGTTGTTGGAAAAGGAATTGACGGCAGAGGTTATGTTCTTGCAGATCGTTCATGCAGAAGTTCTCCAAAAGCATGGGCGCAGAGAGCGATTGATGCTTACGATGAGTTTCAAGCAAGCCGAATTGTTGGAGAATCAAACATGGGCGGTGACATGATTGAGACGATCATTCATCAGTTGCGACCAAACATTCCATACCGAGGAGTAGTTGCGAAGCGAGGAAAAGTTCTTCGAGCAGAACCCGTCAGCGCATTGTATGAGCAAGGCAGAGTTTCTCATCATGGAGTATTTCCTGAATTAGAAGAACAGATGACATCATGGGTTTCGGATCAAGCAGACTTTTCGCCAGACCGCATTGATGCATTAGTTCATGGCTTGACTCAATTAGGAATTGGCGCAGGAGGATTTTCTGATGCCTTCTTTGCAAGTGTCGCTCCACCATGTCCTCATTGTGATCTGCCAAATGATGTTAAGAACACACATTGCTCAAGTTGTGGCAAAGCACTACAATGACCGATAACTAACCGAGGAGACCTGTGGCGTTATTCAGCCGGAAGAAAAACGATGACGCTCTTGTTTCTCGCATCGTAGAAGAATTACAAAAAGCATCGAACAACATGCAGGGCACTCCATACTCGGGTGCTGGTTATGCAACGACAACTGCCGCTAATCCCTCAACTATGTCATGGCCATCAGCAGGATCAGGTGGACAAGGTCTGCTTCAAACTCCGGGTCGTCAAGCAAGCCCTCTGCCTCGACCTGCAATGGATTTCGGATCTCAACTTGGTCCTGCGGCTCCTTTTCTGCCTGCGCCTCTTGATCCAGTCTTTGAAGATTCCGGCAGAGCATTACCTCGACTATGGGAATACCCTGTCGCTTGGAACCTTGATCTAAATCAGCGAACTGCTCCTTGGAATGTTCTTCGATCAATGGCAGATCAAATTGACATTATTCATCGATGCATTGAAATCAAAATCTCAGAAATAACAAAACTTGAATGGTCATTCTCAGTTGAAGATTCAACTATTGGCGAGATCATGGCAGAGCAAAATTGCTCGCATGCAAAAGCCGCCAAAATTGCGAGAGATCGTTATGACGAAGACATTGCAACATTGCGCCAGTTCTGGGAAAACCCATACCCTCAATTAGGAAGATCATTTACTGAATGGATGACTGAGTTCCTTTGGCAACACTTTGTCTTTGATGGCACTCCTATCTATCCTCGATACAACTTGGGCAAGAATGTCATTGGCTTTGAAATTATTGATGCGCCAACAATCAAAGTTCTTCTTGACAATCGAGGTGCGGTTCCTGCTCCTCCTGCGCCAGCCTTTCAACAAGTTCTTTGGGGATTCCCACGAGGCGAATACCAAGCGACTCCCGACAATGATGGCGAGTTCTTCAATGCTCCCGGCAAATACAACGAATACATGCGAGATCAACTTGCTTACTTTGTTCGCAATCGCCGAACATGGTCGCCGTATGGATACTCATGCGTTGAAGAAGCAATCCCATCTGCAACTCTTTATCTCGAACGTCAGCAATGGATGAAGGCTGAATACCAAGAAGGCGTTGCTCCTATTGCATTCTTTGAGACTGACTCTGATGAAATGGACATCACTCGCTTGGCGGCATTTGAGCGAGTATTCAATGATCGTCTTGCAGGATCCACAGCAGAGCGACACCGCATGAAAGTTTTGCCTAGAGGATTCAAACCAATCTTTGCTCCAACGATTGATGAGCGATACAAAAATGAATACGACAACTTCTTAATTTTGCGCATTGCAACAATCTTTGGCGTTGCGCCATCAACTCTTGGAATCGTTCCTCGATCAGGTCTTGGTGGATCTGGCGAACGAGCAGGCGAAGCGCAACAGGCTCTCACAACATCGCAGAAACCACTTGAATCATTTATTGTCGAAACAATCAATACATTGAGCCGCCGATTCCTCGGGACTGATAAAAACATAACTTTTGCATTCGATGATGATGATGACAATCCAACTACTATGCAAACGAAAGCATCTGCCTATCAAGTCTCGCTTGAATCTGGTCAGATGACTTTGAATGATGTTCGAGGAGAACTTGGTTATCCCTTGTATGACATGCCTGAATCAGATGAGCCGTTCATCCTTGCTGGCAATCAAGTTCAATTCTTAAATGGATTGCTCGCAATAGATCAATCAGGGGAAACAATCGGATCAGTAGAAGGAGTATCAAATGCAGTGGATAGTGGGACCAAACGTGGCTCCGAACAAATCGGGCAAAGTTCGCAAAGCAAGGAAAGCGAAAGCGCACAAGGCTCGCAAAGTATCGGTGAAAGCGGCTCGAAGGAAACTCAGTTAAAGAAATCTGTTGAAGCAGAAGAATTACGAGAGTTTGTTCGCTTTGTTAAATCAAGAAACAAAACTGGCAAATGGCGAGCATTTGATTTTGTAACGATTGAAGAAGAAGTCGCAGATCAGTTAAACAATGATGCTTACTTCTTGGTTAAGGGAACAGTCCCAATGCCAGACAATCTATTTGAATGGGCTCAGAGCATCACGAAAGAGCAGATAACAGATACCCCAAAAGGCAGTTCACTTACTAAGCGCAAAGCATCGGATCATTCCGGTTACGAAGAACGCATCGCCATTGAACGGCACTATGCGCCTTTGATTGAAAAGGCATTGAGAGATTCAATTTCAGGAGTTGAAGAAGCAATCGCCGAGGCTCTCAAAATGGAAAAGAAAATCTCAACAGCAGTAACAACAGAACTAAAGTTCAATCGAACACCTTTGCAGGAACCGCTTCGAGGTGTTTATCTTGATGGTGGCTATGTAGGAACTGCATACGCAGTCAAACAACTGCCCGGATTTGAACCCAAAGACAAGATTGGCCAATCAGCAATCAACTTTGACTGGGCTAATTGGAAGCCCGGCAATCCGATCGCATCGCAAATGGTCAGCGATGGCGCACTTGCTAAAACGCTTGATCGCATCGGCATAACTATTGACGGCATTGGCGAAACAACGATTGATCGAATTGGCAACATTATTGGTCAAGGAGTCGCTCAAGGTATTCCTGCAAAGCAAATTGCAAAAGACATTTATGCATCGACAGATCTCAGCCAAGCCAGAGCCGACATGATTGCATTGACGGAAACAGCCCGAGCATACAACGAAGGATCCATTGATCAGTATGCAAACTTTGGAGTGACTCAATTTGATTGGGTTGCGTATGATGATGCATGTCCTGAATGTCTTGCGCTTGAAGCATTGAATCCGCATGATCTTGCAGATGATGTTCCACCATTGCACCCAAATTGCAGATGCACAACAAATGCAGTAATCTCAACAAGTTAGACAGAGGAGTTATTTTCATGAGCGACATTACCTACGTTGGCTTCGGAGACTTAACGTACAAATCAACCGAAGACGGATCAATGTTCGTTTACGGCAAAGCAACTGGACCAGACCTAGATCTCGACCAGCAGATTTGCGATGCTGATTGGCTCAAGACAGCAATGCCACAATGGTTGGCAACTGGCGCAAATGTTCGAGAGATGCATGCATCAATCGCCGCCGGAGTCGGAATAGAACTCAACGCAGATGGTGAAGATTGGTATTTGAAATCAGAAGTCGTCGATTCTGGCACTCAAAAGAAAGTTGAAAAGGGTGTTCTCAAGGGATACTCAATCGGAATCAAAGGCGCAAGGATCGTCAAATCAGAAGATGCGCCTAATGGTCGCATTGTTGGCGGACAGATTGTTGAAGTTTCGCTCGTTGACCGACCAGCAAATCCGACAGCCACAGTTGGCATTGCAAAAGCAATAAATGGCGGAGAATTAGAAATCACCAAAACTCTTGACATGCAAGAAGTTATTCCAAATACTCAGATGACTCATGATGCTGGATCAATTCAGCAAGAAGTCATTTACAACGAAGAACATTCGATTGCTAATTCAGATGATCCTTCTGAATACCCTGCGGCTCGCCCATGCGCAGGATGCAACGGAACAGGTCGAACGATGCAGATGGGTGCAACATGCGAAGTTTGTGGCGGATCAGGTCAATCAACAGCAGAAGTAATTACACCGGGCAATGATTTTCCTAACATTATTGAAGATGACGATGACAAAGCAGTTGAAGCAGAAACAGAAAAAAAGGATTACTCCGACAAGCAACGGCAGAATCTTGCAGACAAAGGTCAAGCATTGCCAGATGGTTCATACCCAATTAAGACCGTTGGCGACTTAAAAAATGCAATCAAAGCATTTGGGCGCGCCAAAGACAAAGCCGCAACTAAGGCTCACATCAAAGCGAGAGCGGAAGCACTTGGCAAAGAAGATCTTCTGCCTGATAATTGGAAAGATGTTGAAGCAGATGTTGAAAAGATGGAGCATGATCCTGATGATCTTGCCGCCGTTCGCCAATCGCTCATCAATCTAATCAAAGCAGAACTTGATGAAATGGCATCAGGTGAAGAAAATGAAATCTGTGACATTTATGAACTAACTCGAGCATTGGATCTTTTCCTTTGCTGGTGGGAGAAGGAAGCAGAAGAAGAAGAAACAACTGAACCATTCTCAACAACAACCGAATCAGGAGATGATTACATGGCATACATTGGACTAGGAGTGAACGCTGACTTAATTAAGTCCGCATCATTGCCAGAAGCAACAGATGAAATCAAATCTGAACTTCGAACAGAGATCGTCAAGGCATTAGGTCTTGAAGAAACCATCACAACAAAGGCTGAACTCAGCGAAGCAAAAGAGGAAATCAATCTCCTAAAGGCGGCGTTGGATGAAGTGCGTGAGATGGCATCGCCCGGAGGACCAGTTCTTCGAGCAACACAGGCACAGGCAAGCAAATCTGCCGATGTCGAACGACTACAAGCAGAAGCAGGAAGATTTAGAAAACTTGCTCATGAGGTAGTTGACCCAACCATGAAATCCGCATACTTGAATAAGGCTGTCGAACTTGAAGCCGATTCAAAGCGAATCTCAAATAACTAACCCAATTTCTTAGGAGAAATTACAATGGCATTTACAGCCCCATCATTAGATCAGTTGTTTGGCGGACTTCCTGCTGAACAGCGCATTGATCGTTTCGAGGCATACAAATCAGCACTCAGCGTTTGCCAGACCAATTCAATTCGAGCCGCAAAGACTGGAACAGTTCAGTTTCGTGGCAACAAGTTGGAAAAGTCTGCTTCTGTTTCTGAGCGCATTGGTGAAATCCGTGACCTCGTAACAAAAGGAATGTCTGCTGAACAACTTGGTGACATCACATCTGCACTTGATCGTGTCAGCGATGTAACTAAGGCTGGATCAGAGTGGACACTTACTAACCCTCTTGACAACTCGACCTCTGGTGTTACTGGTCTTGTTCCTTACGACCTTGAACCAGCATTGGCACTTCTTGTTCCTCGCTCATTCATTCTTCGTAACTCAACAAGCCGCATCGGTGGAATTGGTCAGGCATACGAGTTCCGCCGCATCCTTGGTGTGACAAACTCGAACACAGGTGGCGTACCAAACATGAGTACGTTCTTCAACCCAACTGGCACAACTGCTCAGTTCGGACCTGTAACGCTTAACCGCCCAAGCAAGATCGAATACGCCGCAGACAAGATTGTTCTGTCTCACGTTAACCAAGGTGTTTCTGACCAGGTTGACTTGACAGCGCAATTTGCTGGTCAGGGTTACACCGATCTTCGTCAGTTGTCGCACACTTCAACTATCTGGGCTCACATGCTCGGAGAAGAACGCAACATGCTGAACGCAAACTCAGTTGTCACCAGCATTGCTGGTGTAACTGCAAGCGCAAGCGCAGTTTCACTTCCATCATCAAGTGGCATGCCATCTCAGTCAGGTGCAGATGTTTACGTTACATTCTCATCTTCTGCTGGTGAATCGCAGGCTATTTCTGCTGGAACGGTTTCAACATCATCAGGTGAGGGTGTTGCTTTGACAATTAACAGCATCCCAGTAGGAACTATTGCCGTAAACACTTACGTTGATGGAACTTCTATCTATAAGGGAACAACTGTTCTAAGCAATGGTGACTCTCCTTCTGTGTTTGCAGTTGTATCGGCTCTGCCATCAACATCTGCTGACAATGGATCAGGAAACCCACTTGGATACTCTGGCTTTGTTTCAACTCTTACTAACCCTGCGCTTGCAGGAGCGGTGACTCAGTTGAACGGACCATTGAACACAGCAGTACCGGGCAATGACTTCCAGACGATCTTCTATGATCTCTACTCCTCAGTTATTGCTGACCCAGACATGATTCTTACGACTGCATCAATTCGTAAGTCATTGGCGGCCAGCATTCAGCAGGAAGGAACTCCTACCGGATACCGCTTGAACTACCAGACAGGAAGCGATGGAATCACAATCGGTTCAGTCGTAACTGCGATTCAGAATGAATCAACAGGCAAGATGGTTGACGTTGTTGCTCACCCATACATGCCTGCTGGTGTTGCTTTGATTCACAGCAAGACACTTCCTTTCCCAGACTCAGGAGTTTCTGAGACTGTTCAGGTAGTTAACGTTCAGGACATGATCGTATTGGAATGGCCACAGATCCAACTCAGTTGGGACATCAGCACATACCAGTACGGAACACTCGCATTCCGCGCCCCTGCGTGGAGTGGTGCGATCACCAACATCGTTTCATAACGATTGGTACAACATCGCTAATCGAGTAATCGTTTAGCACTAGAGAATGCGGTGCAAGGGTTTGCCTCCCCTGACCCTTGCACCGTTTCTCTATTTAAGGGAGAATGGATCCATGAGACTCGTAGGTAGTGACAGAGGACTTCAACAAGTTGAGGTCGGGAATAAAGTAATCAATCGCTCGAAAGATGGCACATTCAATGTGTCGGGACCAGAAGCGACTCTTCTTAAAAAATCAGGAGACTTTGCTGTGGCTGGTATTACATTTCGAAATACAAATGGTTGGATCTGTAAAGCATGCAATTTCATCGGACTTTATCGAGACAAGTGTGGTAAATGTGGGGGGACTGAACTAATAGCAGAAGGATCATCTGATGAGTAACATGGCAACCGCTTCATGGATCCTCCAATCAGGTCGAATCGAGCCTTATGTCTCACTTGAAGAAGTTAAGTTTTCTGCAACAGCATCAGCAGTTGATTTTTCAAATCTTGTCGAGAATGGATCCGCCGCCGTTCAAGATCGCTCGCTTACTGAATTGATTGTTCGAGCATCTGCAATGGCAGACCTTCATTGCATGGGTCAATACGGATCCTTGAATGCAACTTACAATACTGAAAATGGTCGCTATCGCCCAAATCGCTTGGGACAAGTCATCATCAATCCGTATTTCACCCCAATTCTTGCTGTCACTAATTTCATGATTGGCTGGGGACCCGGACAAGGACTGTATGACGTGACCATCACACCTGATACTTGCTCAATCGAACGAGAGCAATTTATCGTGACGTATGCATCTTCAATCGGACTTTCTGTCGGACCAATAACAATCGCTGGCGGTAATTGGGCTCCTGATGCAGAATTATTTGCTGAATGGACATACATCAATGGTTGGGCAAACTCATTTACGACTGATGTCATGCCTGCTGGATCGACTGAAATCACTATCAATGATTCGACAGGAATCTTCCCGGGTATGAACATGACAATCTGGGATGGGATGCTTGATGAGTATGTTCAAGTCGATTCTTCTTTCGTATTTGGAAGCACGACTGTTCCTTTGGTCAACCCAACAAAGTTCAAGCATGGGCGAGGAGTTAATTTCTCAGCAATGCCAGCAACTATAAAACAAGCAGTAATTCACTTTGTAGTTGCTCTTGTTAAGCAACGAGGTCAAGGTGGCTTAATTATTAATGAACTTGGTGAACCATCAGCAGTAACTCCAAAGGCTCAATCTTCTGCCGAAGACATGATGGCCGCCTACGACCTTCTCGATCAATACCGCATCGTTTGGGCTCGTAGTTAATGTCGAGAGCAACTGTTCGAGAACAGATTTACAATTATCTTGTCGGGGCAGAGATCCCATTCCTTTCGACTGTCAAACCATTCCCTGCCAAGTTCACTCCTGAAATGGAGTTTTATGCTGGCGAGGATCCGGGGCATACATCTGGCGCAATCATTTATCTATACATCGAACGAGAAACCGAAAAGCGAATTGCACTTGGTGGACCGCATAATGGGCGCAAGGCAGTTGAATACCGCATGGTTCTTGATTGTTTCATGCGATCTTCAAGACGTAAGGCGGAAGATGCCGGCTTTGACAATGAGACATTTCTTGATGCTTTGGTCTTAGCGATTAGGGCAGATCGAACAGCAGGGACAGAAGGCAAACCATTTCCTATTTTTCAATGGGGTGAGGGAGTATTCCCCGGCGGAGATGACATTGATGTAACTTCGTACTATCCTCGTTTGCTAAATGGAGGAGCCAGCGTGACTCAAATCTACTCCTCTGTTAGAGTTTCAGTTGTAGAGATTTTGGATACTTAGGAGAACGATGTCGCTATTCAAATACATTGATTCAGTAAAGCGCACCTACCCTCACATCATTCATGATGCCGGAGTCCTCGTCGCTGAGGCTGGCAAGACTTACGAACTTGCTAATGATCCTGCTGATGGTCGATGGGAGATCCAAGTCGCTGAGAAAATAGCGAAGTCAGTATCAAAATCCCCTGAGACAGCCCCAGAAGCCGTTTCTGAGCCCGCAATCGCAGAAGCAGACCCATCAACCACTAAGGAATCAGAATGACCCAAAACGCTTACTTATCCGCCAATAGTTATTTCGGTCTTGCTCTCGAAGCGAATCTTGCCGCCGGCGTAACAACACCGACTCGAGGAACCACGACAACTGGCGGTGCTGGAAACTATGCGCCTCTTTACATTCCGGTTACAACACCTCAAATCACTCCAATGCAGACATTTCTTCGTGATGAAGCATTCCGAGGATCGCCAGCAATGGTCTATGACCAAGTTCAAAGCGTTCGTCATGATGAATACGATGCAAAGTTTTATCTTTATGCAGACACATTCCCTCAACTGCTGACATCAGTTCTTGGTGGCAATGACATCGTCACCGGAGCAGGACCCTACTCTCACAAGATTGGTCTTTACAATGATTCGACTTCTGGATCTCAGCCACTTTCATACACAATCGTTGATTTCGATGGCGCAAATTATTTCTACATGACAGGCGCACAAGCAGACAACCTTGCAATGACTTTTGGAGCCGAGGCCGCCGCAGATGCAACTATCAAGTTCTTTGCTAATCCTTACGTCTCAACAACCTCGACCTCATCGCTACCTTCTGTATTTCAAAGTTCATTCAATTACCTTGAAGAAACTGGTGAGCAGTTGATCCCTGCTTGGGATACAACAATCACTATTAATGGAACTACATACAATTACATTGCTTCAGGTGAATTGAAAATTGAGCGCAAAACTCAAAGCATTTTTACAATGGGCGGACAGGGACCATACACAAACTTTGCTGGACCAGTAGAAGTGACAGGAAAGTTTACAGCCGTTATCAGTAGCAATGCAGATACTTTCTCAACTCCTTCTGCATACTCAAGCGGAACAATTACGAGTTCTGCATTTGCATTGAATCGTTCACCTGAGCCAGTTGTCATTACTTTGACAAACCCAAATACGAATCATTCAATTTCATTCCAAACATCTTCGGCTCAGTTCCACGATGTAAAACGAACGAGAGGTAAGGAATACACAGAAGTAGAAGTTGCATTCACCGCAAATGCGAATACTGCTGATGTTCCTTCAGGAACTGGTTACTTGGGATACTCGCCAATCGTGACAACGACTGTCAATTCAATTTCAACTGCTTACCAAACCGGCTATTAATTAACTAAGGGGAGAACATGCCAGCAATAGAATTATCAAACGGCGATTCAGCAATTCTGTATTCTCGAAATGAGATTTCAGAACGAACAAATCGAACTATCGGCAGAGCATTCATGGTCGCAGGAGCAACGGCAATGAAATTGCAAAAATTAGGTTTCGATGAAACAGACATGGCGACATGGGATAAATGGTCGCAACTCGATGAAGAAGATCAAGACAAAATCAATGCATACCAAGCCGCATTGATTGTTGGCATGGTCAAATCATGGTCTAGGGGCGAATTGCCAACTATTGATACTGCATTAGATTTACCGACTTCGCTATTTCAAGAACTTGCGCTTCTTTGCTCAAATGAATACAGCAATACACCTGAGTTTTCGCCGGATGGTGTGACAGACCCAAAAGTGCCTACCGACAACTAAACAAACTTCGATCCGCCTTAAAAGGCAAAGATGTTGATCTTGATGGCGATGTAGGATTTTACTTTCGAGAATACCGTTACCGGACTACGTTCAATGCTTCGCATGAGGAGTTCCTCAATGAGCCAAGCGAACTCATTGACTGGTTGCTTACAATAGATGGAATAGTGAAAGAGATCCAAAATGGCTGAGGACATTGTTATGAAAGTAAGCGGAGTTCAAGGACTCGGCAAGGCTCTCGAAGACATGACTTTCAGAATTGACAATGCATCTCGCAGAATTGTTGAACGTGGCGGACTTCTGATTGCTAATTCAGCCAAAAGACAATTCAGAGGCGATACTCATGCTTTGCCAAATCCACCTCGACCAACTCGCAGAACTGGCAACTTAAGAGATTCGATTGAAGTCAAAGATGTCACACGTGTCGGGCCCGGATCATGGAAATCAAGCGTGGGACCAACAATGATTTATGGTCGCAGAGTCGAATTGGGCGGATCATCTTCATACACGACTAAGAAGGGAACAGAGGTTCATGTAACGACTCGCCCATTTCCCTATCTATACCCGGGCTTCATTGAAGCAAAGCCTCGTCTTGTTGAACTTTACAATTCGGAATACCGCAACGCGATAGGCAAATAATGGATGGTTTTCTTCCACCAGTAGTTATTCAAATCTTGGCTAATGCCAAAGAGTTCACTGCGACTAAAAATGAAATCTTGCAAGGGACAGAAGAAATCCAATCAGCCGGAGCCGCCACTTCTGCAAAATTAAGTGCGCTCGGAGCAAAGATAACTAACTTTGCATTGCTGGGAGCCGCCGGCATTGGCGCATACGCAACAAAATTGGCATTTGATTACAACGAAGCATTAGACAAACTTGCGCTTCAATCAAACTTGACAAAAGCACAAGTTGAAGAAGTTGGCAAAGTTGCGCTGACCGTTTCAAAAGAAACCGCTACGTCTGCAACAGAAATCATTGGCGCATACACGCAAACAGCCAAAGCAGGTCTCAGCGTTGCTCAATCAACTGATGCTGTTCGATCATCAGCGATGTTTGCAAAAGCCGAAAACGCAAATCTTAGCGATACTTTGACTGCCGCTTTGGGTATTTACAAATTACACATGAAGGGAACTACAGACGTTGCATCAACGATGGACATCTTTACAAATGCAATCAAGAACTCAAAACTGACTGCTCAAGATCTTGCAGATTCATTTAGTGGCAAGATCCTTTCTGGCTTTGCCGCTTATGGTGTTGATCTGAAAACATCAACCGTCGCACTTGCAGGATTCGCTCAAGAAAACTTGACAGGTATGCGCTCAACTTTGATGTTAAGAACAGGTTTGGCGGCACTTGAAAAACCGATGTATACGACAAATGGGCATTTGACGACTCAAGCAAACATTCTTGCGAAAGTCGGCATTAATCAACAAGCAATGGCAAATGAGATTCAAAAGCCGGGCGGTCTGCTGCTTGTTCTTAATCAGTTGAATGAAGCATGGAACAAGAATGCAACATCATCTCAAAAGGCGGCAGGCATTGGCGCATTCATGCAACAAATCTTTGGAGCCCAAGCAGGACCAGCATTTGCAGGTTTGATGACACAGTTGCCTCAGTTAAACGCAATGCTAGACAAAATGAATCAGACAGGATCAACTAAATCTGCATTTTCTCAATGGTTATCAACACCCAGCGGAGTTATTGCAAACTTCACTTCGACTCTTCAAGATTTATTGATTCCGCTTGGGCAAAAATTACTTCCTATTTTTACTGGTGCGATGAAAGGAGCGATTGCGCTTCTTAATAACAAATCATTCATGGGCAATTTTGGGATGATTGGAACTGCAATAGTCTCCGGTATGTTGGCTGGCAAACTTGCGCAAGTTGGGATAACTATTGCAACTGCATTTGGCGCAGAGATAGCGGCAGGAACAGCAGTCGTTATTGGAACTGCAATCGGAGCCGCAGTCTTGGCGGCGTTAGCAATTTGGAACCTTGGCAAAGGCAATGTGACACCGACTGAATGGGCAAATGCCAGCGCAACATTGCAACAAAATAAATTAAAAGGCGCAGTTGATGTTGGCGCATTAAGTCTCAACGTCATAACTGGTGCCGCAAATAAATTACTTAGCATCTTGCCGGGATCGCCAGCAATTCCTAAAGTTCCAATCATTAATCCAACTGTCACATCAGTCACCGGAGTCAAAAACTTTCCCGGCATTAATGCTCAGACAATGCCGACTAGTGCATACGGAACAGTTAAAGTGACTGTGACAAAGCCATGAGCATCGGATCATTCCATTCGGGAAATGTTGATGAGATTGTTATCAACATTGATGCAGATGCGATTGGTCAATTCCTTGCTGACAATCCTGCGTTTATCAAAATGATTGCGCTTGCAGTTCGCAATGAATTAACAAAAGAAGTTCGATCAATCGGTAATCTTTATGGAAAAGTTGCGAATCAACATCTCAATAATCAGACACAGCCACCGACTCTCAATACAAATAAAACGAGACGGCTTAACTAATGACGATTCAATCGTTACCAAATGTCAAAGTGTATGTTGCATTCAATCCAGTTTCATTAGGTTACACTCTGACGACTTCAAATACCGCTCCTTTAACGAGCCCATACTGGACAGAGATTTCTCAGTATGTAATTGATTTCAGCACAAGAGCAGGAAAACAACATTTTCTTGATCGCATTGAATCAACTGCTTTGCAAATGAGTCTTAATAACAGAACCAATTTCTTCAATGGNGGTAGCGGATACACGCTTGGCGTAAGAACTCCGATTGTCATAACTGCGACATGGCCGCAAGGCGGAACAGCGCAAAAGATTTACTTTGGTTTGATTGATGCTGTGACAGAAAAAATTACTGATCAACTTAATTCTGAATTGTNNGTTACCGCTTCTGACATGCTGAAATACTTATCTCTTAACTACCTGATGAGCGATGCATTCTGGGATCAGTATGCACTTTCGCCAAGCGCAACTGATTGGTTTAGATGTGACCAAACAACATCAGCAATCGTGACTGGCGCAGAAGTTATTTCAACTGGCTTAATACAATACCAAGCAATCAATCAATTTCAGGTCGGTCAAAAAGTCAGCATAACTGGTTTGAATGATGACAATTTCAACATACCCGATGCAACCGTTAGCGCAATCGGATCTTCTAGCACAGCAGGCGCAGTTAGTTTTAGTATCTCGGGCTATCCTTCAGTCACCGGATCAGCAACGGGTACTGGCTTAGCATTTAGAACTTTGATGAAAAATCAAATTAATACCGGCGTAGGCGTTGATGGGACTATTGAAGAAGCAGTTTCATTTTCAAATGCAGGAGCATTAATTTACTCATCATCAGGGGCGATTGATCTTGCTCAAGGCTCAACTTCAGGAACTGGTTACATCAATCTTCCTAATAGCATAACTAGCAACATGGCAGGAATTGATTTTTGGATTCTTGGCAATGGCATGAGTGATTCGCCAATTATGAATGTCGGATTTACATACGGTTCAACTAATTATCAAGGCATTGTTTTCGTCAATACTGTCGGTAGCCTTTCATGCGCTATTTACAATAGTTCTGGTGTCGCTATTGGATCAGTTGTTGTTTCAGATGCAAATGGATACATTCAAGTTGCAGATGGTTATTGGCATCACGTTGGGCTTGTCATAGGACCTGATGGACTTCTTAATCTTTACTGCGATGGATACTTTGCTCCTTTGACTGGCGCAGGTATTTCTGTTGGCACCTTTTCATCAAACATCTTTGGGACTCCGTATCCGTTTTGGATTGGCGGCCAAATCTTTGCCAATGCATTGTTTTCGGTAACAGGACCATCTTTGCCTGCAATTATTGATGAAATTGTTATTAGTAACAATTCTCATTACGCAACTTTAGAAAATGAAGTATTGAATCGTTTCAGAGCAGGATCATTATTACAAAAAGGTTTCCCTGTTGATGGAAACTTTGTTTGGTCGGGCAATCGAATTGCAGAAGCATTATGTCTTGCTGGATTTGGATCAATCGTTAATGGTCAGGTTGTTGTTCCTAATTTCGAAATTGCAAATACTTATCATTCGCCAACTGCCTATACGCAAGCAGGAACTAATGGATCAGTTTATGTTGAGCCGTATTACTGGGATGCTCCTATAACTGGATCAACTGCGCTTGATCTCATTCAACAAATAACAGATACCGATGTTGGTGTCTTTTATACAAAACCAGATGGATCATTTAGATTCAATTCGCAAACGTATTATGGAACATGGGCTTGGAATGGACCATCGACCCTTGGCGCATCAGCAGGATCCCCTCCTTATTCAGGGACTTGGACTCCGGCATCAATTACATCAAGCGCAACGCTGACCGACAATTCAGGATCAACGACATCTTCGCCAACAATCGTTCCTTACATTGGTTCATCGCTTCAAATGGTAAGAGATGATGCCGATCTTTGGATGATCGTCAAAGTGACTCCTCAATCTGGGACAGATCAAATCTACGAAAATACTGGATCTGAAAATCTTTATGGATACACGACTCTTAGCAAATCAGGAACGCTTCATACTTCGCTTGATGCCGCTTTATCAACTGCAAATTATTTAGGATCTTTATTTGATGTGCCGAAAGTTCGAGTGAGCAGTATTGAATTGCGCCTTGAAACATCTGGCATGCAATCAAATAACTCGACTGCTGAGGGCTATTACAACGCCACTATTCTTGGTCTTGCTTACGGCGATGTCATTACATTTCAACGAACTCCACCGGGCACTTCTCAACCATTTGTATCTGTAAAGATGATTGTTGAAAGCATTAGTCATACCTTTGATTCAATTATGGGAACATGGCATACAAATCTGATTCTTGATCCATACCCACTAGGATTGTGAAATGCCTGAGATACCAAATACATCACAAGGTAATTTAGTCCTTTCATCTGTTGGCAATGGGACCAATGCTTCTCGATGGACTCCAAGTTCATCAGGTCTACCGACTGGAACAACACTCGGTCAAATTATTTATTACAACGGTTCAAATTGGGTGACTAATGTTGCGCCGACTGCTGTTGGCGACATTATGTTTTGGGATGGATCTTCATGGGTCAGCACGATTATGACTCCAACTGCTGATGGGCAGATTTTCTTCTGGTCACAAACTAACTCTCGCTGGCAACATGGCGTTGCGCCCGGGAGCGCAGGACAGATGTTGGTATGGAGTGGAAGCAACTGGACACCTGTCACCATGAATGGCGATGCAACTATCAATTATCTTGGGATCATTACTTTGGCAAACGTCACGCTTGCCGCCGGAACGTACGGTGATGCGACTCATGTCCCTAGAATTACTTTCAATTCTAAAGGTCTTGTGACCAATGCATCTTCTGTTGCAATTACGAGTACCGGAGGCATTACTCAATTAACTGGTGACGTAACTGCTGGACCCGGATCTGGCAGTCAAGTTGCTTCTCTTAATAATGTTTATCCTGGATTCAGTCCAGTTGGTTCTTCAACTGCAATACCTGTTTTGACTATTGGTAGTGATGGTCGCATTACTTCTTCGACTGTTGCTACTCCTTCAACTGGCTATACACCGCCCAATGCTTGGAGTGTTGAACATAATTCTGTTTCAATCAGCAATTCACTAAGTCCGGCAACTGGTTTTACAATCGCTGGTCATAGTGGTTATTTAACTTACCTTGTCACTTTTTCTGCAACAATGTATGGGAACTGGGGCGCACCATCAACGCAAGCAAGAGCGCAGTTAAATGTTTACTACTCAGTAAATGGCGGTTTCTATAATGCTTTTGGTAATGGGGTTGGTGTCTTTATGGCAAGCGGTGGTGATCAAGTTATGGTCGTTTGGCAAAATCTTTTGTACGGACTTGATGGCACTTTACCTGTAAACTTTACAACATCAGATTCCATAGGATTTGAAGGTCTTGCCGCCATTACAACTGGTTCCGGCACTTCAATCGTCAATGGAGTATTAACAGTTCAAGGAGTTAGGTAAATGTCAATCAAAATGATTTCAGAGGTAACGTGCGATTCATGTAATGAATTAATTGTTTTCAATGGATCTCAAACAACAGGTTTCATTGTTCTTTTAAATCAAGCAATTCAAGACAAAGATGGTGTTCCGCAATTTTCACTCTCAGATGCAGTCCCTGTTAACACATCATTCTGCAATGTTGATTGCATGAAACAATACTCACCAGTGGCGACAAAATAATAATCTCGCTACACTTGTCGCATGACTGACGTTCGACAAAACATAGTTGCATGGGCTAAATGGTGTGCAACGAATCATGGCAAGTTCACTTATTCAGAAGGACCACAGCGCATGTCGGGAATTGGACAACCCGGAAAATTGCCTGTTACTGCTGATTGTTCTGCCTTTGTGACTCTTTGTTACAACTGGGCTGGTGCGCCTGATCCAAATGCTCAAAGTTACAATCACACCGGATACACAGGAACCCTTCTTGCTCATGGTCAGAAGATTGCTTTGAAAGATGTTCAGCCCGGCGATGTAATTGTCTATGGACCCGGGACAGGCTGGCACACTGCGCTTATTGTTGATGTCTCAGGCGGCAATGCAATGAATCCTTTGACTGTTTCGCATGGTCAGCAAGGGGATCCTTCCTATGTTCATGTAAATCAAGATGGTCGCTTGCCTCAGACGTATTTGAGATTCAATACAAATGCAATGACAGCAAGCGCAATTCATACACCGCCAAATCCATAGCATGAATGCTTTTAATTTTTGGCTTCAAATTATTGCGACTGTTGGTTTTATTCTTGGAATGCTTTGGACTGTCATTCGATTTGGGCATAACATTCTTGCAAAATCAGTCTCCGAGCGACTTGAAGACATCCGCAAAGAGACCAAGCCAAATGGCGGTTCAAGCCTCCGCGATGCAGTTGATCGCATTGAAAAGAAATTAGACAACGTCAGCATTGATTTTGCTGAACACATTGGTTTTCATAAGGGAATTGGCGACGATCTTTAAGCCCAAAGATTTCTCCTGCCCGACTTGCTGAGAGATCTTGAACTGCATAGGATGATCGAGTAAATACATTACCGAATTGACCAAAAGGAAATCCCAATGGTACAGTTGAGGTAAGAACTACTAGAAGGAAATCAAATGGCTCGTTTACCTGTTGCACAAGAGAACGCTGGATTGAACGCAATGTTCGTTCCAACAACGACTTACTACCTTGCTCTTTTCACATCTGACCCATCAACAACAGGTGCGTCTGGTGAAGTCACTGGTGGTTCATACGCTCGTCAAGCAATCGCATTTGGATCAGCATCAGCCGGTTCACAGGCTTCAACGAACGCTCAGAACTTTACTGGTATGCCAGTTGAAGCAGGTGGAGTTCCTTACTTCGGACTTTTCTCAGCATCAACCGCAGGAACATACCTGGGCGGTGGAACAACAACTGGACTAAGCGGAGCGATCTCTGCCGGCTCAACGATTGCTTTCGCTATCGGCGCAGTTACAACAACTCTGTCATAAGTCATGGGCGGCGAACAGCAGTTCACCGCTTCGGCGGTGGCAACAGTTATCCCACCAACCCCTGACGAGGAAACAACCACCGACTCAGACAACTAGAAAAGGACTAAGCAATGGTTGATGCAATAAAGAACTTTGCTTACTCACTTGTCGCTACTGCTCCTTCACCAGCGACTTCTGGTACGTCACTTGTTGTTACATCAGGAACAGGAACAGTATTTCCTGCGACTCCTTTCAATGCGACTATCTGGCCGCCAAGCACTCAACCATCTGCAACAAACGCAGAAATTGTTCGAGTCACAGCAGTTTCAACAGACACGCTCACTATAACCAGAGCGCAGTATGGAACATCTGCTCAAGCCATAACTGCCGGGTATCAGATTGCTCAAACGATTGATACCAATTTATTCGGACAAGTTGCTCCTATTTTGTCTACACAATTAGTCACTGCCAAAATCAAATCATTTACCGTCAATGTTCCTCAATACGCAAACATGCTTTTGTATGCTGGCGGCAATGCTGGGACAGTTACTATTGGTGGAACTGCGTATAACATTTCAGCAAATCAAACTATTGCAACGGCATCGCTAGTATCTCCTGGATCTCAATCAGTACTAGTTTCCGGTCAATTTTCTGCAATTAATCCTGCAACTCAAAGTGGCGGTTGGTCTGTTGGCACTGCTCCTGTTGCACTTACCTACATGCAATTTATAAATGGTATTTGGTTGGGTGGTACCAATAGTGGAACCGCAGTCGCTTTTCAAGCAAACTCAATCGATGGCATCAACTGGTATCAAACAACAATTATGCCAACATCAGCCGTTTGGGGAATGACAGGTTTCGGCGGTCCGCCGGGTGCTGGTTATTATTTGACAATTCAATACTCAAGCAATGTTTGGGCATACTCGACAAATGGGACCACTTGGACAACGATAACTGCGGCGTATAGTTACAATTATGGTACCGTTGTTAACGCATACGGCACTGCTACCCCTTGGGTTGTCTTTCCTCAAGGCGGAACATTAACTCAATACCAATACTGCACAACAACTGCGCCGACATCATGGACGACAGGAACTTTTCCTGCAAGCAGATACTTTCCAGATCATTGCGCCGCTTACAATCCCAATAGCGGTTACTGGACAGTCAATGTTTTATCAACAACAGGCGCATACTATTCTTCTAATGGAACTTCATGGACGGCATTCAGCATGCCGTATGCGCCTTCAAATGGACTTTATTTAGCACCCGGAACTGCCGTCAATGGTGGTACTGCTGGTGTCCTTGCCGCCGGTCAAGGTTTTACAAGTACAAGTTCATACAATTATCAAACAACTGGAACAACATCATGGAGCAGTTCGACTATCCCAGGGACAATCGGTCAAAACTCTGCTTCTTGGGGCAATGGGTATTATTGGTTTGGTTTGAATGGTTCATCTGCTTGGACGTCTTATTATTCGCAAAATCTAACTTCATGGACGGCGTTCACAATTAATTCTGCTTCAGGAACCAACTATCATTATACCGGGAGTTTCGGCAATGGATCATTTGCTCAAGGCGGTGGTTATGCCGCTTTTCAGTATTCAAGCGCAACCGCAACGCTTCCTGTAACATTTATTATTACTCAAGGCGCAACAACTTATTATTAAGGAGAGACCCATGTCCGACACTTCAACAACACCAGCAGGATTCACGCCACCAGAAGGCGGTATGCAATACCCATCAGGCATTCCTGCCGATGCATTTGAAATAACAGATTACAACGGCGACAAGATTTATTGGTCTGTTGATAAAGAATCACCATTTACGATTAATGCATGGCACACCGCTTATCCAACGCCAGATGAAACTCCTTTTTGGCATCAGCCACATGACTTTGCTGGCAAGGTTTGGCCAGATGAAGCAACAGCAATAGCATTTGCGACTCAGTTCCTCAAAGAAAATTGGGAGACTGCTCCTGTTGAACAACCAACTCCTGTACCAAGCATGGATGAAATCAGGGCGGCTCAAATCATCTTGGCGGCAACTGGGCACACAGTAATTCCTCCAACTGCTAGTTAAGTAAGGAGCCGAGATGTTCGGCGCAAACTTCTTTGCAGGGATTTTCTTTGCAGAAGCAACTGGGGCTCAAGCAGTTTCAAATGGCAACGGTATTGTTGCGCCTTCATTCTCAGCCAATGCAACAGGTTCTGCATTTCTTCCTGCGACAGCATCATTAACTGGCGGCACAACGCTTCTTGGTCAAGAAGTTCAAATCTTCCCTCTTGGTCAAGGTCAGATTCTTGGATCATTTATTGGTGGCGTTCTTGGTGGATCAGGCAATGGTGAGTTTGGATCCGCAGTTTTTGGATCAACTTACTTTGCTCAAGATCAAGCAGGTCAGCAACCAGTCAGCATTTACATTCCCGGCTCAGGATCATTTGCTGGATCATTCGCCGCAAGCGCAACCGGATCAATAACGCTTCAATACGGAACAGGATCCATAGCAGGATCATTCACAGGATCAGGATCAGCGACTTTCTTTGCGCCGGGATCAGGAATACTTTCAGGATCATTCAATTCAAATGGTTCAGGATCAGCATTTGAGCCTGCATCAGGATCATTACTAGCAAGTTTCAATGGATCAGCATCGGGATCCGCATTTGAACCTGCCAATGGATCTCTGATCTCATCAGTTGCATTGATCGCAACCGGAACTGCATACCTGCCTGCAATAGGATCGCTTTCAGGATCATTTTCAACCGCAGGATCAGCAACAACTTTCTTACCAGCAAGCGGATCGCTTTCAGCGAGTTTCAACGGATCAGGAGCAGGAACCGCATTCTTGCCAAGTCAAGGATCTGCATCAGCAAGTTTTGATTCAAATGCAACTGGCAATGCATTCGAGCCCGGGACTGCTCAAATTGTTACAACCTTCAATTCAAATGCCGATGGAAATGCCTTTGAACCGGCTCTAGGATCGCTTAGTTCAGACTTTATGTCTGCTGGCGATGCAACGACCTATTTGCCGGCATCGGGATCAATAAGCGCATCTGGGACTCTCAATGCGACAGCAGAAGCATTCTTACCCGCAACTGGATCTTTGATAGCAGATGTCGTATCAAATGGTGATGCAACAACCTATCTGCCGGCAGAAGCATTCCTAGTCGCATCATTTGAATTGATTGCAGATGGTAATGCCTATGAACCAGCAACTGCCGAAATTGATGGATCATTTGATGCGAACGCAGACGGCAATGCATTCGAGCCTGCATCTGCATCTCTTAATGCAGAAGTTGAATTGACAGCAGACGGCAATGCCTATGAGCCTGCAAGCGCAGAACTTGATGCTTTGTTTGATGCAAATGCAGATGGATCTGCTTTTGAACCTGCAACGGCAGAACTTGATGTTGATTTTGAAGCCAATGCAGATGGCTACCCATTTGAACCTGCAAGTGCAGAAATTGATGTTTCATTTGATGCAAATGCTGACGGCAATGCATTTGAACCTGCCAGCGCAGAACTTAATTCTGAGTCACAACTTGATGCGACAGCAGAAGCATTTCTACCTTCATTTGCAGAACTTGATTCTTCATTCGAAACAAACGCAACAGCAGAAGCATTCCTGCCAGCAAATGGATCTGTCAATTCAGACTTTGAAAGCAATGGAGATGCAGAAGCATACTTGCCGGCAAATGCAGAACTAGATGCATCATTTGAGTTTGATGCTTATGGCGAAGCATTTGAACCCAGTACTGCGCAATTAATTTCGACCTTTGACGCTAATGGCGATGCTCTTTGGGTTCCTGCCGCCGGTGGATTTGTATTTGCTAATTTCGATGCGAATGGTGATGCAACGACTTATCTCCCGGGCATTGCCGAACTTGATTCCGATGTCGAACTTGCTGGCGATGCGCAAGCATTCTTGCCGTCATCTGGTCAACTAGATTCTTCATTCTCAACTGATGCAATCGCTGAAACATTCTTACCATCAGAAGGATTTGCTGTCGCTTCATTTGAACTTGCTGGCGATGGTTCAGCCTTTGAGCCTGCTGTTGCAGAACTTATTTCAGAGTTCGAAGCAAATGCCAATGGAGAAGAAATTGATCCAGCATTTGCAGAACTAGATTCATCATTTGATTCAAATGGAGATGCAACAACATACTTGCCTTCTGAGGGATACCTTGTTGCTTCATTCGTTCTTGAATCTACCGGCGAAGCATTCTTGCCATCATCAGGTGAATTAGATGCATCGTTTGAAATAAATGCAGATGGTCAAGCCTTTGAGCCGGGCACTGCGCAATTCATTGCGACATTTGATGCCAATGCAATCGGTCTTGAAATTGAACCAGCACTTGGTGAAATCAATGCATACTTTGATGCTACTTCTGA